TGTTATGTTACGATACACCTGAACAATTTGAAAAACATTTAAATTGTAATGTTAGTACAGAAATAAAAGAAAAATGGTATATAAAGAATCAGCAATATAAGACACTCATTGGTTTTTGATCTCTTATATAGAGTACATACAATCTTCAATAAAATCTATATTTAGAAAAATACTTTACTAAATATAATAATCTTGTAGCATTATAGAATGAATATCGGTCGCTGTATTTGTCGTACAATACTGTATATGAATATTTCTCTACTGTTATTCAGAGGAGTCAGTACTATCCGTACAGATCCATTATTAACATTATGTGAGCCAGTACGTATGCGAAGCTATTTAGAATATGAAATCCTCAAGTCTTATAAACCATTGTCGTACAGTATAGCGAAAGATATTCTTCATAAAAAGATCCAAAAAATTGATTTGTACGGAGATAATACACGTTCCACCAATGTAGAGCATATTTTTCCTCAATCTTTTTTTAAGAATGACACACGTAAAAGTCAAATGAAATCGGATTTACATCATTTGTATTTATGTAATATAAAATTGAATACATACCGCCAGAACTTTAAGTACGTTGATAGTAGCATTGCAAAAGTAGATGATAAAATACGTATTTTAGATATGAAAGGAGAAATAGTTTCTAATGAAACCGAACTATTTTCCAAACGAGGGTATTTAATGGTTACTAATAAAAATACAAAAACCTTTATTCCAGCGGAAAACTCGAGGGGGAAAATAGCAAGAGCCTTGTCGTTTTTTGCCATTAAATATAATTATTTAGACGTATTAGAAAATGTCATTAATATAAAGACCTTAATTGAATGGAATTTAAAAGATCCGGTGGATAATGACGAGTATTTGAAAAACATTATAATTTATCATCATCAAGGCGATCTGAATCCATTTGTCATTAACTCAGATTTGATTACTTATTGTTTTGCTGACAAATACGACATTGATCAAGAAATATTAAGAAAAAAACGGACATCCAATATAGATTCATTATATACAATTGATTATTTGTTAAACGAAATCAAAAAGCTGGAAAATGACAAGTCTGAAATGAAATCGTTGCTTTTGAAAAAATGGTCACCATAGAATAAAAATGTTTATAAATAAGTATATAGAAATTGTTTGATTTACATATACATGTATGTACCCTAAAGTATTAATGCGTTTAGTTCCTTATTATCTTTTTAATCGATTACACAAAGCATCGAAAGCATCATTGATTTCACCTTATACGGGTTCGTATGCTGAACATGGTGCTGATATGCGTTATCCCTTACCTACTTATAATCCAGCTGATCAAGATTCCTTTCTAGAAGACTTGGATAAAATCCGGGAATATTTAGAAATGCTGGAAGTGATAAAACAATTGGAATGTCCGTATTTAAATCAACATGGGCGTCTTATTGTAGCAGAAGCAATTTTAGAAGAAAAAAAGTACAAGGATCGGTCTAAATATACACCTGACTTGTTTGCCGGTTTAACAGACATCAATTTTGATGACGACGATGAAGATGATCTATAGCGATTATGAAACTATTATGCATATAACATGCACAATAGTAATTATACTATATTTATACCACCTTTTTTACTTCGCCTTGTTCTTCTTTTTCGAGGACTTCTTTTTTTTATTGGTCTGCTTTTTATTTTGTTTGTCAGTTTCCATTGACGCAAAGTCTTTGGATAATTCTTCTAATTGTGCTTCCGTTATTGTCGTCTTTTCTGCTTTTTCTACACCATCTGGTCTATATACAAGCTGATTGGTTGTATTATTATTTTCTAATTTAAACGATTGCTCTTGTTTTCGTTTTTCTAGTTTTGCACGCATACGATCTTTTGTATCTTGCGTTTTCATCATGCGATCTAATTTACCTGTATCCATTTTCATATTTTTTCCAAACCCTCCACCCATAGTTTTGGCTAAGTTTTGGAACATTTCGTGCATTTGATTTGAACCACCGCCCATTTCTTTCATCTTTCGTAACATATCACCTGCATCTTTCATTAAATCTTCTTGTGATAAATCCCCTGAATTCATCTTATCTTGAAATTTTCCTTGGACTTTTTGTACTAATTTCATAATCTTGTCGGGATTGCGCATCAATTTTTTTAATATGTCTGTTGGTGCCGCGTTTTCACCAAAGTCATTTGCGTTAATACCCAGTGTGGATTCAATGTCTCCACCTAACTCATCTACTAATTCTTGGGCTAAACTACCCAATTTGCCCCCAAATAATCCCCGTAAATGATTATGTAAATCATCCGGGTTAGGCATACTATTTTGATACCCATTGCTACTGCTACTATTTTCTTGTTTTTCAGATGATGCATTTGCATCGTTTTGATTATCATCGCTATCACCATTCATAGCCGTTCCCATTTTTTCAAATAAATCGTTCATTGCATCTTGTGCTTTTTTGATATTTTCATCAGATAAATCTTCATCATCGGCATCAGTAGAAGAAGATGTGGATTCCATATTTTTGAAAAAATCTCCTAAACTTCCCATTGCCTCCGTTAATTTTGATTGCAATTCTTCTTCATTAACCCCTTCAAATAAATTAGTGGCGTCTCCGAATGCTTGTTTGTCTTTTACGTTTCCAATTACAGTAAATAATATTAATTGCAAATATTTCCATAATACAGTCTTGGTATTTTCACTTACTCCTTCTGTTGTAAATAATAGCTTGAACTCAACATTAGGTAAGAAATTTGTATTATGCATACTGGTTGAACTAAATAATTCTTCATTTTGATACAAAATGTCGAAAAAACGCTCTGGGTATATTGTTAAACAATAATTATACAAATCAACCCATCCTTCGGGGGTAGTATCCTCGCTATACACCCACCATTTCGATTTATATTCCGGAAATGTTCGATTCAAGTCATTGACAAAGTCAATCATGATTGATGAAAACTTTTCAGGTATAGTATTTTCAGTTGTCATTTTTTCCGGAAAAAAAGATGCGCTTTTTAATTTATTAATGTATAGAATTACAACAAATATTATTTATACTGAATTTAGCGAAAAGACTTTTTCTAATTTTTTATACTCTACTTTTATTCTACTCTACTTATTTTTTTGTCGATTTTGTCGATTTTGTCGTTTTTGATCCACTCTTTTTTATTTGACCTTTACTTAATTTTTTAGAGCTTGTGCTCAATAATGCTACACGCCCTTCACGATATTTATGATACTCCTTTTCTAATTGGTCTAATTCTGATAACCATATTGTAGATATACTACGATTACGTAGCTCTTCCAACTCTTTTTTCAATCCTTCATTTTCTGCTATTAATTTTTGAACACGGTTTTTAGTCATTGTATGCATCGGCATATGCGTCAAGTAATCATACTTTCCATTTACCATGTCATACTTTTTCGATTGTAAGCATTGATTTACTTCTTCATCGGTATCCAATTTACGTAAATCAATCGAATTATTGACAACTTCTACTATAAATAATGCACGATTGGATAATTCTCGTACTTTATGCTCCATTTGCTCGATTTGTGCCGCCTTGCGCTTTTCATACATTTGTAACCTTACCTGATAATAATCATGTATGATATCTTGTACTGTTTTGTATTTGGTTAATTGCTTCTGGTTATTAAACATATTCATATTTGTGGTAGATACAGTGGTAGTTAGTTTGAGAGCCTTCTCTAAACCATTGATACCCATTGTATCCACTGAAGATTCTAATTTAGCCTTCATGTTCTTTTCGAATACAATTGTTATATGAACAACCATCTCTGTAGAAATATTGCTAAAGTCCTTAATAATGGATTCACCCTTTTTCTTTTTACTGATACTACCTCCTAAACCATTATCCAATAGATCTTCCAAATACGATATGTAATTCATCGTCCATGTACCAATCGGTAATTCACGTATAATGATAGTATTGTCATTTATAGTTTCATAAAGTCCCTTAATTAAATACTTATTTGGTTCTATCATAGAAACCGTGCCTTGGAAACCTTCGTAATATGGTTTGAAGTCAATAGAATCAGTAGTTAGTTGGTCTTGTTTCAATAAACCCCGTATGTACTGAATTAATTGTTGAGGATTGTAAGATGGAATATTACATGAGAATCCAGTACCAATACCTGAAATACCATTACACAATGAAAATGGAATAATCGGACAATAAAAGGTTGGTTCTACTATTTGACCATCGTCGTTAATATAATCCAGTACAAGATCATCCGCTTCAGGGAATAGCGCACGAGTGATCGGATTTAAATTAGTAAATATGTATCTTTCTGATGCACTATCTTCACCACCCTTTAAACGCGTACCAAATTGACCATTTGGTACCAAAAGATTTATATTGTTCGATCCTACAAAGTTTTGCGCCATATTGACAATAGCACCATTTAAACTGGCTTCACCATGATGGTACGCACTATTTTCGGAAACATATCCGGAAAATTGAGCCACCTTGATTTCTTGTGTCAATCGACGCTTAAACGCAGAGTACAATATCTTTCTTAAACTTGTCTTTAATCCATCGACCATATTTGGTATAGATCGTTCGCAATCATATACACTAAAATGGACCATCTCTTTGTTGAAGAAATGATCATATGAAACACATTTATTATTAGTGTCTAAATATGCACGTTTATCATAACCTTCTAACCATTGCTTTCTCTCTTCTGTGCGCTTTTTATTGAATACCATATCAATCGTATTGTCACTTTTTTCCGTCTCGTGATGGAAATCAACCATCTTTTTATTTGCGAAATATTCTTTGAATTCCGTAGATGTAGAAGTACCTAAACCTTTGAAATATTTTAACGTCCATCCTTTTGTTGAACCATTCTCTAAAGTATCCTTCCATCTTTGATACTCACCTTCATTGTAAAATCGTAAGACTTCGCTGTTTTTCTTTGCACGTAAAATTGGCGTATTCATAAAACATAAAAACCCGTCGATTTTTACCAACGAAGGCCACAATGCATGAAATAAATTAATACAAAGACCCTTAATATGAGAACCATCTAAATCCTGATCCGACATGATCATAATCTTACTGTAACGTAAATTACGATTCACATCTTCCATTGATTCATAGTTTTCATTGATACGCAATCCAAGTATCTTAATTAAATCACTTAATTCGCGATTTTCACTTAAATCACGAGTCGCACCCCGTACATTCAATACCTTTCCTTTCAATGGATATATACCTATTGTATTACGATCATCCGTATCCAACCCAGATACAATTCCTGACATAGCACTTAACCCTTCCGCCAATATTAATACACATTGTTTGGATTTATCTGTACCAGCATAATTTGCATCGACAAAATTCGCAATCCCTCGTACAGCACGGGTTTTGCTTCCATCCATTTTGCGTTTTGTACGACCGGCTTCTTTAGTTTCGGTTAATTGACACGCCATTTCCATGACACCCATTTTAGCCACTTTTTCGATGAAACTGTCGCTTACTGTACAAGATGATCCGAATTTGGAAGATGGTGTATTCATATAATCTTTGGTTTGACTATCAAATGAAGGGTTTTCAATATCACATCGCAAGAATAATAATAATTGCTCTTTAATTGTAGCTTGATTTACGGATACTTTCTTCTTTTTTTCAATATAAGCACATAACTTACGTACAATTTGTCCAAGTATATAATCCACATGTTTTCCGCCCTTATGCGTACAGATACCATTTACAAAGGAAACTTGTCCGAATTCATGTTTGGGATTTAAACAAACCGCGTACTCCCATCGACCACCTGTACTTTCATATATACGTTTGGTTTCATCTTTAGGTCCAATGTAGAAATCTAAATATTGATTGAAATTCTTCACTGGTAATACAGATGAATTATATTGAAATTTCACCTTTTTTGTAGAATGATCTGTTACTGCGGCAATGTCATGAGCGCGTTTTTCGAATAATGCTTTCATGTCATTGGATAAAGTAGTAAGACCTAGGCGCTTGAAATCCGGTATAAATGATACTTTCGTATAAGGTTTTGCTTTTGAACACTTGGTGATCTTGGGTGGATCGATTGTCTCCAAATTGTTATGAAATGTTTGACAATATTTTAATCCCCGGTTGTGATCAACTGTTTCAATGTACCCCCATGATGACCAAATCAATACTAATTTGAATCCAAACCCGTTCTTTCCACCTACAATCTTCTTTTCGGTCTTGTCATAATTAGTAGAAGTACGCAAATGACCGAATATCATTTCAGGTATCCACATATCTTCTACTGGGTGCTTCGCTACATCAATACCATTACCGTCATTTGTCAGTGAAATCATACCTGTACTGTCATCTACGTCAATATCTATCGACGATACTAACCTTTTATTAGAGGCTTCACTTTGTATCATACGTATGACGTGATCACGACAATTTACAATCCCTTCGTCAAACAATTTGTACAAACCCGGAACATATTCAATGTTTTTGAGTACAATCTTTTTTGTCACCGGATCCATAATCCATTGTTCCGAATCCACCTTTTCTACTGACCCAATATACGTATCTGGATTATCCAAGACATGCTCTTTATCCGTTTTACGCTGATATTGTTGTGCTAATTTCGAATTAGCGGCATTCTTAGTTTTAGAAACGGTAGCAGCAGACATTTTTTTATTTGTTCGATATGGACGAGAATAAATAAGTAAGTGTAAGTGTAAATGTAAATGAAACTTTAGTAAGTCTTGTAAGCTTTTTTAATTGGACAAGTGTTTAATATATCGAATATATGTAACACTAGATTTTATATGACTTAGTAGGAGAATGTTTTAATTTTCAATTTTAGTGAAAAATATTAACACAGAGGTGTATAGTGCGGGTAGATATATCGCTATATATAGAGGCTTTTTATATAACTAGGAAGTATATAGTATTTTGTAATAAATTTTAACCCTTGAAATATGGGACCAACTAAATTACCCCCTCGTAAAACAATATGTAAATGCCCAGAAGATGTCGATCCTTTCCTTAATACTCCTAATTCATTAGACAATGCAAATTTATCGACTTCTATGCGTCTATCCGAGAGAGTAAGATCATTAAAACCAAAAAAAATATACCAAGGACAACCTACTCATTTAGAGATATTTGGGGCTACTTTTACTACTGCAAAAGTAAAATTTAGATATACTGGAGTACCACTGTATTTTATTATTACTGTACAATCCGAAACAGATAAAAACGATATTCATAATTTTCAAGTAGAACAAAGATATTTACCTAGTGTGGGCTATAAAGTTGTTGGCTTGACCCCCAATACATTGTACAATGTACATGTAATTGCAAATTATGTAAGTGGTGATGTGTATCCAGTAAATCATGATAAAAAATTCCGGACATCTGACGCAGAAGGAGAAGTCAAAGATTTAACTGTTATTTACCCACAAAATCAACGCTATTTTTTACAAGAAAATACAGATTATTATACAACATTCGCCGTTGAATTTACCCCACTCAACGACCAAGTTGATTATAGAATTACTTTACCGAATGTGCTCGATACACCTGTAGATGTATCCTATGAAAACATGGTCATTATTAAAAACACACAAGGTAAATATCGCATGGATTTCGACCCCTCCGTCGAAATTCTATTTGACACCTCTTATACAGTAACTGTAGAAACACTCTACGGAGAAGTTGATGATCGATACATTTATACTGCTACATTGCCTTTTAAAACATTAAATGAACAATATACGAGTACGATTGACTTGTCCTATATTTACAATCGATCTGCTGACCTGAATTACTCAGAAATAACCGATGTTCTTGGAGTACAATACAAAATCTATTTGGATACTATTGAGAAATACGAACATAAATCATATTCAAATAATGGATCTTTTCAATTTGATAATTTGTCCATTAATCAATCATATGAAGCTCAAGTATCTGTTATTTTTCCTACTACCAATAATGAATACATTAATTTTCCTTATACTTTCACTACTTTGAATGAAAGTGAATCAGGTTTTGAAAATGTCATTGTAAAAAATAAATCCATTGATGTCTCTTTTATAGACGCATCCGGTACAAATGAGATTTACGATATTACAATAACCCCTACTGATGGAGTAGTCAGTGATATTTGTTACAATACACGTAATGCGTCCTATACGAATTTACCGATTAATACAAAATATACAATATCTATTCAAGTCACTTATCCACCTTTTAATAGTTCCCCGAATTTTACAGATATTAGTAATGTTTATGTAGTAACACAGGATTTCACTACATTAAATCAAGATGGGGTTACAGAATTGCGTGCAGTAGAAATACCGAAAATGGTATCTGATGTTGTCATTTCATATCAGCATGCACCTGATTTCAGAAAAACTGGTTTTCAATATCAAATTCAATTAGAAGACGAAGATAACCCTGCAAATAGTAAAATAGCATTGGTATCAAATCAACAGACTGAATATACATTTACAGATATATCAAGCGGTACTTATACATACCTAGTTACTTCTGTTTATAATTCTACTGAAATATCACCTAGTTATAGTTATACAGTTAGTGGGGAAATTGATGTAGAAACTCTATCACCAGGTTTTTTGATTATAAGTACCATAGATACAGAAATATACGGTACTTCTATTACTTTTGTTAAAGATAATAACGGCAAAACAAATCATAATAGTTATGATATATCATATGTCGATGAAAACAACAATTCTTTTTTCATTGGAGACATAACGACCTGGACAGCCAATTCCACCTATACAATTGAAAACTTGAAAAATGATACTACATATTATTATAGAATTTACGGTAAGTACATATATGATTCAACCATATACGAAACTGATGGTTCTTTCACTACTTTAATTGAAGACAGTATCATTATATTACCTAGTACAATAACTAGCTCAAGTATTGAATTGAATTATTATTCATTCGGTGATACTAATGCTACTTATACAATTGATCTTTGTGGAAATGGTCTTGATTTTACTGTTTTAGATCTATCTTATAATCAAAATGGTTCTTCGTATTTAATTGATACACTGAAACCCAATACAAAATATAATGCTAATATTTCCGTAACCTACCCATACAAAAATCACATCTATAATAATTTAATCCATTTTACTACATTAAATGAAGGACCTGCGACAACAACTGTACAAGTATTGTATAACCACCCAGTACATGGTGACACGATTGTAATTAACAACGATCTTATTCAAGAACAAAATATAGAATCTATTACAAATGAATTGTGTTTATCAGACGGGTCTGTACAAGATACAGAAATGGGGTCACATGTTATGTTTTCAATACCAAATTTCAATATACTTACACCTCCCTATATTTTAGATAATCTACAGGATTATTTTGTTCGTACAACTGTACAATATAAAAATTACGATCCTTACTTGTTTTATGTATATGAATCGGGGAACTATGTCTCGAATACTGATATTTTCAAACCCATTATGAAAGATCCAATTGCTACTGTACAAAATACGTCAATACGATTAGATTGGACCGATTATCGTATTACTAATCAAGTCAATAATTCGGATATTTCGTACAGTATTCAAATTACTGATACAACCAGTAATATTACTATAGCTGATGTCTTACTTGATTATACCGTACAAGATTATACTGTAGCAGATCTCTCCATTAATACTACTTATAATGTAGATTTCTCTCGATTGTATAATAGTAGCCTGTCAATATCGGACGAAATATTTCCAACTAAAATAGTTACTACATTACATGAATCGTATGTACCAGATGCACTATCCAATGTTCTAGTCAATACAATGAATCCGGATAATTTGATTGTATTTGATTTGGAAAATATCAACCCAATAAAAGTAGAGGAAAATAAATTAGTACTGGATAATAGTAGTGAATATGTCGCACATGATTTTATTATTGATTTGAACTTAGACAACTCATTTACAACAATCAATGGTAAGATCGAGACAAAGTATCGAAATACAGAATCGAATAACCCTTATATTTACTACGAAACAGAAACATATGTATCTCCTGATTTTTCTTTTAATGTATTACCTGCAACCAATGTTGATCCCATTGAACATATACGTAATAGTCATTTTGATATTTCTTCTACTGATA